TTAACTGTTTGGGATTGGGGCGATTACGACACAATCTACATTGATAATGTGGTTAATTTCTCCGCTTGGTTGCAAGAAAGGGAAGCTGATCCAATCGTTGAAGAAACCGAACCTTGGTCGTGGTTGAATGAATTAGTAGAAAAATATAACGAGGAGTTGGAAGATGAATAAGCAGGAATTGATTGAGAAGCATGAGGGTAAGCTAAATATAAAATTAAACCTTCAGTTGTTACATATATACAAGGAATTTATCCGTGATTTGATGCAACTAGACGAACCAGAAAAAGTCAAAGTTCCGCAGTTTGTGGCGGAAAAAATTGATTATTTCAAGAAAACTGGTGACTGGGATTTATTTCAAGCAATGGATTATTTGTTTGGAAAAAAAGAAATTAGGGAATGGCTTGAGGATAAAAACAACCAAGACACTTTCGCTCGAGCATGGCTTGACGGCTACGATATTCAGGGAACAAAATATGTAGTGACCGATGGTAATCATTTGTATTTCAAAAACTATCAAGAAGATATTGAAATTGTCATACTAGTGGATGAACAACCTGGGACAATGGAGTATGTCAAGAAATTCAACACAAAAGAAGAAGCCCAAAAAGCTGCGGATATTCTTGGTTGGAAAGTTCGGGAGGTGGAAGAATGAGTAAATTTGAAATCTCCCTGTCTAAAAATGACCTTGAACATATCGCTAACGGTTATGACATCAAAATCAACGGTAAAATATTTTCGGAAACAAATGAAATCATTTTGAAGCCTACATTGACAAATGATGTTATGGCTCCGATATTGAATTATAGAAATAAAATAATCGATACTGAACAGCAAAATATTGTTAATAATTTCATAGGAGGTGCAAGATGATTCCGAAATTTAGAGCCTGGGATAAACTCAGGAAGAGGATATCTGTAGTTGATAGAATTTACTTTGATACCGAAGGTGTTCAGCTGCGTGATGACGGAGGACTGTATTGGCGACATTTCAGAGAAGTTATCCTCATGCAGTCAACAGGATTGAAAGACAAGAACGGTAAGGAAGTATTTATCGGTGACATCGTTAAATGTACAAGAGGATGTCACCATGAAGTGTATTTAGAAAAAGAATATGGTGGCACATTCATAGGCGGAATGCCTGCTATATATCTAAAAGGATTGAGTGAAGGATATGCGTGGACGAAAGCAGAGGAAATCATAGGCAACATCTACGAAAATCCAGAACTTTTGGAGGTGGGCGATTGATGATCAATATCAAACAACGACTAAAGGCCTTACAGTACATCGATATCAAAGCGAAGTCGAAACACCAGGAAATCATCAGCCTGAAATCGAGCATCTTACGAGGACAGCAGTTTAATAATATGCCAAAGTCGAAGAATAACAAAAACCAATCTGAAGAATTAAATATTCTGATTATTGATAAAACGGAAAAGCTCTATCAAGAAATTCAAGTTTTATATAAAGAGCGCGATGAGTTGGTTCAAGCAATCGAATCGCTAGACGATCCGGTAGAAAATATCGTAATGCGGTTGTTTTATATCGATGGTATGACATGGAATGAAGTAGGGGCTAAGCTAAAATACAGTAAAGGGGCTATTCAAAAAATCAGAAAGTCAGCTTTTGAGAATTTATCTAAAAAATGTGAACAAAGTGAACTAAAGTGAACTTTTAAAGTGATATTATGGTATTGTCAGCAAGTACGGTAAAGCGGACTGATGACTCCTTTAATGTTTAACGGTATCAGGGCGAAAAGCTGGTGATTTCCTCTTTGTATTATTTAGTTCAACACCTGGTACCGTTATTTAGATTTTTAGTGTAGTGGTAACACAACAGACTCCAAATCTGTTATCGCGGGTTCGATTCCTGCAAAGTCTGTGAGAGGTCTTACAATGGGTCACACAAACGTGTGGCTTTTTGTTATGTCTGAATCGCGGATAAAAGAAAGGGAATGATGAAGCCACAAAAACTTACAATTCTAAACGGCAAAAGAAGATCGGTGGATTTTGATAAACGCAACGAGGAATATACTGAGTATAATCGTACTCGCTGGAAATACGACAAGGATGTTAAGAGATTTTACAATTCATCTATCTGGAAGCGAACGAGTCAACAAGTCTTGCTTGAAGCTGATTATGTCTGCGCAATGTGTGGTGAAGAAGCAACTATGACCGACCATATCGTTAGCGTGAAAAAAGATTGGTCAAAGCGATTAGATCGAAGTAATCTTCAAGCAAGTTGTAAGAAATGTAATGACAAGAAAGCAATCAAAGAGAAGTATTCTTATTGATTGTGTAGTAAATAACAGAAATAGATATCAAAAAGCGAACAAAAACAGATTTTATAAGGGAGAATCGGTCGGAAATACACGGCGAAATGTACGGAAATGCCCCCTATTATTTAGAACGGGGGTATATATCGTTCGGATTCTAGAACGCTGCCCTGTTCTGTGCAAAAAATTCCCTTTTTAAAACTATGATAGCTGTAAAATTTCGTGTAAAGGAGGTAAAAAATGGGTCGAAAAATGAAGATTGTTGAAACGACTAAAAAACATCTAACTAAAGAAGAAAAGGTAGTAAGAAAAACCATGCAGGAGAAGGCTTCGGACGGTTTGGATGCATTGCAACTAACGCCTCCAAAACACTTTGATCCGATTGCTAAAGCTGAGTACAAACGAGTCATTGAGGATTTAAGAAAGCTACCCCTTAGAAATCTAGATAGGGCGGTTCTAGAAAGCTACTGTACCTGGTATGCAGTCTATAAAGAGATATCTCGTGGAATACAAAAAGAAGGGTATGTGTACGAAACGGAGAGCGGGAAGATTCTCCCTAACAAAATGTTATATAGCTTAGAACGTGCTACAACTAACTTAATGAAGGCTGCATCGCAGTTAGGTTTGACGGTTGACAGTCGTATGAAATTGTATGTTCCACAAGTAGAAGAAAAGAAAGAGAGTATTTTCGATAAATTTGGTAGTTAGGAGGTGATTGTGTGGAAGACATAGCTTATCAGTACGCTTCAAGAGTCGTAAGTGGAGAAATTATAGCTAGCAAGAAAGTTATAAAAGCTTGCAAGCGACATTTAAGAGATTTGAAGCGTATGGATGATGAAGATTTTCCATATATTTACTTACCTGACAAAGCAAAAAATCCGATAGATTTCATTGAAATGCTCCCAGATGTCAAAACTGGTAAACCATATCCACTGGCCGACTTTCAAAAATTCATTTTATCGAGTTTGTACGGTTGGCGAAAAAAGTCCGATACATCTATCAGGCGATTTAAAAAAGCTTTAATCAGTCTTGCTAGAAAGAATGGTAAGACAATCTTAGTCGCAGGTATTGCCTTATATGAGTTTTTGTTTGGTCGCAACCCTGCGATGAGCCGTCAGTTATTTTGTACGGCAAATGACCGTTCTCAGGCCCGTATCGCTTATGATATGATTCGTAAGCAGTTGGATGCTCTTAGGACGAAAAACGAAGATATCAGAAAAGCTACGAAGATAGTCAGAGATGAACTCCGTAACTTGAATGATGAAAGCTACGTGCGAGCGTTAAGTCGTGAGACTGGAGCAGTCGATGGTTTTGAACCGTATGTTGGTATTTTGGATGAGTTTGCAGCATCTAAAACGAATGAAATGATTGAATTGCTGGAATCTGGTCAAGGGCAATTGGATAATCCGTTGATTTTGATTATCTCAACAGCTGGTATGGATTTGAATGTGCCAATGCATACAATTGAATATCCGTATATCGAGAAAGTCCTTGATGGAGAAGTTGAGAACGAAGAATACTTTGCATTCATCGCCGAACAAGACAACGAAGAGGAGATTGCAGATGAAGCCAACTGGATAAAATCAAATCCAATTCTTGAAGTCAAAGCGCTACGTAAAAAGATGATGGACTACCTACGAAAACGTAGAAAGGTATCACTTGAAACTGGAACAGTAAATGAAGTCCTGGTAAAAAACTTCAACATGTGGCGGCAATCATCAGAAGAATCTTACATGGATAAAGAAAGCTGGGCGAAAGCTAAGATTGATAAACCTGACACCAAAAAGCGTAGAGTTTGGTTAGGTGTCGATGTTGGTAGGTCTAGTGACTTATTCTCTATCTCTCCAATGGTCATGATGGATGATTATTGGTATGCAGATAGCTTTTCTTTTGTGGCCACTAAATATGGCTTGATAGCAAAAGAAAAACGAGACGGTGTTTCTTATACCAATTTGGAACGAATGGGCGAATGTGAGATTACCACTCTTGAAAGTGGTGTTATCGATGATG